TTATGAAATACCCATGCTCTTAAATCATCTATATTTAAATTAATATTATTTCCCGCAGGTGTTCCATATTCTACAAAACCAGAATAAGGATTATTAGTTACAACGCATTTAAAACCTTCTATTTCTTCAACAGAAAAAGAATCAGATAGTTCACCTGTAAAATTTATTTTACCATAAGGATTACCAGATACTTGTCCATCTGTACTTTCTAACCCCCATTGTATTTGTGATAATAAATCATTTGCAATATCATCTGTTAGTCTATCCATTTCTGCTTCGTTTACATTGTAAAATGCTCCTAAATTTGCCATATCACCATGTAGAAATTATTTCGCTTCTACTCCATATTATTTCATCAATTTCTTTTTGCCATCTGTCCATTACTTTCTGCTTATCAATATTACCTTCCCCACCATAAGCAATTTGTGACATTTGGAAATCAGTTGACAATATATCAAGACAAGTCATTAATTTACAGGCTTTTTGAATATCTCTTGGTATTGGTTCTGCAACGTCTTTAATACCCTCATTATCTCCCCCATATCTGTAAGTTACTCTAAATCTATTAGTTCTAAGTATTGTAAACAGGTATCCTCTCAAATATATTATACCCTTAATTTCTTGAAAATATATAATTTGATCTTCATTTTCACCTGTACTTGTTGGTGTTTGATCTGACCATTGACCACCATCCCAAATCTCAAACTTATCCCCTTTTGTGGAATCAAATGTTTTAAGATTTCTTTTTCTTGGAAACAAAGGCATACCTCTACCCCAATCATATAATTTGTTTACACTAAATTCCTCTGTTACTTGTTTTTCTGAAAGCCATGTATGACCTGTTAATCTGTCAATTCTATCCTCATTATCCATTATATATTCTTCTACCATTGAAGTATTTGGATCAGTATTAGGGTTAATAGGTATTCTAATCCAATCAGATATATTAGTAACTGTGCAATAGGTAGGTGTTCTAACCATATATAAGCCTTGAGTTAATGTTATTTAAATTATTCGTAAAGCACATTAAGACTTAGAGTGCCTGTAACGTCAGCATAAAGTTTTGTAAAATTTAGGTCTAAATTAACATGAACTCCTGTTCCTGCTACAAGTCTATATATTTCTGGTGCAGAATTATTTGCACCATTATAAAATATAACGCTACCTGTTCCTGTTGTTGCTGGTATTACAGATTTTAATTTACCTGCTCTATTTACTACTACGCCATCAGCAGTTACTAATTTACGAGCATTTCGTGCCATTGATTAGATATAAAAAAGGTGTTATATAAGGTTTCCCTTATACACCACGAATAATGACGGTCATAGTACAAGTAGTATTTGCAGCTACATTTGCACTTGTGGTTCTTACTCTACCATTGATTTTTGCAGTAGCGGCATCTGATCCAGTTGCCTCTACGAACTGATAAGTATTCAATGCAAAGTCATTAGTTTGTTCAATAATACATGAATAAACTTGTCTAAAGCCTACTTGTGTAAAATCACAAGTAACTAAACCACTTGCAAAGCTTCCTGTTCCAGTAATTGCAATATCACAAACCATCTCTTTTTCTACACCAACTCCACCCGGTTTAATGGTGTGGGATCTATCGGCATTTAAATGCTGATATTTGGCGTTTGTTGTAATAGTTACTGCCATATTGTCATTTTTTTAAATTACTAACATATAAATATTATTATATATTGATATATAATTCTTATTCCATATAGAAAATTTTTTGAAATTAAATAAAAAATAAAAAAAAGGTTTGTTGTTTTATCTAGATTCCTGAAGCAATATCTCTAATCTTGGCTTGTGCTTTGAAGTTTCTACAAGTTGTTTCACCAAGCATATTATACAAAGCTCTATCTGTGAAAGCTTCGTTAATGAATGGATAACCTTGTTGTCGTTTTCCTGCTTCGTAATAAACAATTGGTTTGAGTATTTGCATACCTAACAATGGTTTGTTTGGAGCATTTTTATCTGCACTAGTGTTTAAGATGAATAAGTCATCTACTGATCCCTCTGCTGATTGGGTGGTATCCTTTGAAGGAATGAATGGAAGTCCATATATTGTGGATATATGTAATCCTGCACCTGTTCCAGTAAAGGTATCAACACCGTTGACACCAACACTAAATTCTGTTCTTAAGTCGGCTGTGTTTTGGATACGGTAAGCGTTCATGTAGATTGATTGAACTTCGGAGTATGTGTCCTGTCCACCAATCATTACAGTTGGCTCTTTTCCTGCGGCAATTCTAATATCTGCAAGTGTATCTCTCAATACTGCATCTGTTAATACATCTGCTGTACCGATTGTACCTGAAGGTGATTTTACCGTGGAATCCCAAGTACCTGCACCTGCATTTCTATCTACACCTGCACCGTTAGCACCCTTCCAAGGGTTATAAAGGTCGGTAAGATTTGCGTGTGCTTCGAATTGTTGTTCAGCGTGTGAAGCAACAATGACATCTAAAGATTCAAGATTTAATCTTTCAAGTGCGTTGGTTGCAACTACATCAGTAGGAATTGCAGTAAGCATTTGATTGACTCTTTCTTTGAATTGATCACTAGCATATACTCTTTGTTGTGCAAGAGAACCGTAGTTATCATCTCTAGAATTGTCTACTAATTGTTCCAATAACTCAGAGGCTTCGAATACATATTGTAGAGTCTTTGGTTTTACAGTAATCTCTTGAACTGCTGGTTTAATTGCACCAGCGATGGCTCCACCTTCAATAGTTCCACCTAATCCATCTCTTGCACCTGCGACAGATGCTAGATTTGGAGCTTTGGATTTGAAGATACGCCAACCAGAGAAATCCCAAACGTACTTTGGTAGAGCTGCGAATATGTTTGCTTCCATATTGAAGTTTGCCCATGCCATAGCACCGAATAGTGGGTTATAGTTGCCACCTGCACCGGGATCGGTTGTACTGAAACCTGCTTTTAAAATCTCGTCAGGAGTTCTGTTATAGGTATAATTGACAAGTTCATCAATAGAACGTAGTCCTAGATAGGTAGACATTTTAGTATCCCCCCGGAAGTCCGTTACCGAACTCTCCTGATTCTAGTTTGTTATATGCTATAACTAATGCATCTTCTGCACTTGAAGTTTTTCCATTCCAACCGCTAGAGATAGCTTTAAGGATTTGGTATCCTGTTGGAATTACTGCTTCTTCTTCCCCTCTTGATTTCAAAAGTGGTCTAACTGTCTTTACAATTTCGTATTCAGAACTTTCAGATTTTTTAACATCTTCTTTTTTGTCTTCATCGTGACCTTCTGTTTTCTCAACTTCCTCTTTATCTTCTTCTTTTTTGTCTTCACCATCGGCTTTACCCATAGTTAAACTAGGAGCATCGCTTTTTGGTTCTTCGCCTTTTTGTGGCTGGACAATAGAAGCTTGATCTTTTGGAGATGGTGCATAGGTATTTCCTAATTTGTCAGGATCACCGACATCGTTAGGACTTGATACAGCCGGAGCTTGAGTATCATCCTCTACACCTTGATCAACAGGATTCTTGTTGTGTTCTTTAATTAAAGCTTCAAGACCATCAAATCTTTTCTCAAAGGAATCGATTCTTGATTCTTGTGCTTTAACTAATTGTGCAAGAATAGATGTGACAGAAGTGTCTTCATCTGCTTTTTGAACTTCAGAAACTTGTGTTTCTGTGGTTTGTTCTTCTGTAGTCATGTTGTAATTATTACAAATTTTTCATAGTATATAAATATAATTGTTAAAATTGAAAGGAATTATAAACCTATTTTTTATATTTTTTATGTAATGATTTTAAATATTCTATAGTTTCTGCTTCTTCTAATGCTTCTTTTACATTTTTTACCCCAAATTTTAATATTAATTCAACAGGTGTATCAATTTTAGTAACATCTTTTACTCGTCTTTCACTTACCTCATGCACCATATTGCCTTCTACTTTTGATTGTTTTTTAGCACCTGCTAATGAACTTGGAGCTTCAAATTTATTTACATTGTCGTTTGAATCTGTCATTGTATTTGGTTTTTGTCTTGGTTGCATTGGGAACTCTCCTTTAGCGTTTATATCACCTATTGGTTGATCTTTTTCTATTTTCTTGTTTTTCTCTCTTGCTTCTTCTTCTACACTTTCAGGTGTGCTTGGTATATGGTCTTTTTTAACTTTAGCAGGTACTTTTGGAATACTGTTAATTAAATCATTTGTTTCTTTTGGACTTCCTGTGGCTTCCCCTACATTATCTGCTCTTGTTTCAGCAGCTCTATTAACTAAACTTTGATTGTTTAATTTTTCCACTTCTTCTGGTTTGTCAAATTGTTCTATTCCATGTTCTTCTTTAGATTTACCACATGATTTACATATATTTGAATCATCATCACAACTATACTGATGATTATCAATATCAACATCTGTGTTAATATTTGATCCATTTGATTTATCCATAAACTGATCTACGTCAAATTTCTCAAATTTACAACCTAAACTAGTACATCTTATCTGTTCTCTGCCATTAAATTCTTTTACCATTTTTTCTATTCCATTTGCTTTAGCAAATTTGTTTACAGATTCTACTACTGCAAATGGGTTTGCTGGTGTATCACATAATGCGATTTCATATAACTCTAATTTTCTTAATTCTAGTGCCATTTTGCCATCTTTTTGAATTGGTTCTCTTTCTTTACTTGCACCGCCCATAGATAGTCCTGAATATTCTCCTTTTACAACCTTATCCCAAACTTTGTCATATAATGTAATACCGTCTTTTTTATACACTTCGCCTGTAATTAGTACAGTTGCTACACCTTTGTATTCTGATTGTTCATAACTTAATACCTTACCTACCATTCTATTACTATGATAATCTGATATAACTGGATTTACTTCCATAAATGCTTCCATAATTTTCATAACTTCTTTGACAAAAATAAACTCTTGTTGTCTATCTATGATTTCAGCAGTTATATGACCTTTGAATATTCTACGTTCATCTGCTGTATCAACTGTAATTCCCTTTGTGATGAAATCAGGAAATTCAACATATTCTGTCATAGTATATAAAAAAAGTTAATAGTATATAAAAATTGGGTTGGTCTACGCCTGTGGTGTGGTAGTAGAACCGTTTTGTCCTGCACGAATACCTAAATATGTTAATGCTGAACCAATCAAAATACCAAATACAAAGGTAAAGATTGTTCCATATTGCTCGGCTGACATTTGAACTGATGCATCAAATACTAGTCCTTTTACTGCTCCCCATCCAACAAATACTATTGCTGATAACAGGGAAAGTGCAACTACTAATATTGCAACATCTTGTTTTGCTAACGTTGTCATATTAAAAGGGCAAAGAAACGATTATATAAAGGTGTTGTTGTATATAAATAATGGACTTTTATGTTTATGATAATGTCTATACATTTAATAAAAGAAATCCATTTTCAGGCTCAATTAATAGTAGATTAGAGGTAAAATCAATAGATATACCCGAAAATCGTTCATTTTGGTTCTATACTGATATGCAATATATGCAAGATAATGTTAATTTACAGAAGCGTTATGTGCATATACATCCGGGAGTAGGCACTACAAACACTACTAGATTTAAAAAAGAACCAACTCATGTAACAAGAACTAACTTTTTTTACAACCCTAAAGATAAAAGAGTTGAGGTAAGAAAGTCAATATTACCGTGGAGTAAACCTGTATTTGCTAAAAAATGCATATATTATGGAACAGAATTACCTGCAAAAAGAATGTCATTAATGGGTGAATGGTATTATGATTTTGGTAATAATACAATGCATTTAATCATAGATTATAACACACAAAAGATTAAATTTCATTGGGAAGACGGATATGATGAGCCATCAACTGCTGAACAATTAAATAGAATTGCAGAATTAGAGTTAGCAATAGAGCAAAAAGAAAAAGAATTAGCCCAATCTGAATGATTGATCTCTAGTTTGATCTCTAGTTATTCCATTACCAATTTCTTCTCCGGGATTTCTTGCATAGTATTTTCTTTTCATAATCTCATCAGGTGCATTTTTTCTACCCCCTTTTTTACGATAAGCTTGATGTACTTTATGTAATCTTCTCATACAAGAGTCACACATTGAACAGTTGATCTGCCATACATCATCAAATTCCCATCCTGCGTGTATGTCACATAATTCATAATTATGTTTCTTTGTAAGCAAACACATTAATCCCTCTGTTCCACGTTTTTCCATACATTCCCCGCACATATATATCAGAGTTGATATAACTTTGTCTACTTTACTACAACCATAACAATATCCCTCACTATAATTATTAATTCTAGTATGTTCATCTTCCTGAACTCTTTCTCTTAGATTTTTTGTATGTTGATTTTCTTTACCTGCACGTTCTTTTAAATCATTTTTTTGTATTCTGTCTTTAGCATCTAAGCCATCTTTTACCCACCCAAATCGTTTATCTGAATCTCCCATTTTAATTATTCAATTCTCTTAATATATATAAGACTTTCTCAGGCGATACACCAAGAGATTCAAAATGTTTTACAATATCATAAGCGGTTAAATGAGGCATATTAGACATATACGATATAACATTTTTTGCTAATTCACTATCTTCGTTCATTCTTCTAAAGTTTTTAGAAACTTATCCCATTGTTTTTTAGTCATACCTTTGTTACTTAATGTTGTTCCCGTTCCACTTGCAGGGCTTCCATCACCCGTTCCACCTTCATCACTTGGTCTTGCAATCTTTGGCTCTCCGTCAAATTTCTGTGCTTCTCCTTCTGCTTTTGGTGCAGATGATTTAGTTTTATCATTATTTCCTTCTCCCTCATTTTGACCTACTCCGCCACCCATCATGGCTTGTTGTTTTTCAGGATTTGGGAATTGAGATATTATAATGTTGTTCTCACCGTCAAATGCTACATCAAAGCCCATTCCATATAATTTAACGGTGTTATCAATCTTCTGTCCTCTAACTTGTTCTTCTCTGAGTTCATCAATTTCTTCACTTGTTACTAATTCAATTTTCCAATCATATATTTCCATTATATCAGTAATCTCATTAAAGAAATTTTCATTCAAGAATCTTTGGAACCATTTGATAGTTCTGTTTGTAAGTGTTACTTGAAGTGCCTCGTTTCCTAAACCTGCTTTAGCCTGTTCACCATAGAACAAAGGTTGAACACCATATACAGTTGAGATAATCTGTCTTAATTCTTTTCTAAGATCGCTTAATTCTAACTCTTTAAAGTTTGGTGTAAGGTCAATATATTCAAGTGATTGACCTACGTTTTCCGTATTAAGAAGAATTGGTCTTGGCATATATGGATCTTGTCTTGCACCTTGACGTTGTTTTTCCATGAATGATTGTACTGATTCAGCATTTCTACTTCCCATTACAAGTAATGATTTTGGTGGTCTATCTTTGTCAAAGTATTTCCACATATATTCATCTTGGAACATAAGTGATAGAACTTTTTTCCATACTGATTGAATTGGAGAGTTTCCATATAATACATCTGGATAATATTTTCCCGGAATCCAAACTATTTCCTTTTGTGTATAATACATCTTTTTAGGACTACTAAGTGGAATACCGTAAGGAACACTATTGGTTTCTAAGAAAGCATTAAAGCATTTACAACCACATTTAGGACAAACAGGTGTTTCTAATATTTTATCTCTATGATCATATTGTGGGCATATATATCGTGGTTTACCATCTGCACCGACTCCCAAAGTTGCTTCATCACTTGCAATTATACTGCATTGAATAGGGTGTATTCTGATAATTTCATCTATCTTACTTTCATTTATACTAGTAATTGCTTCTTTTGTTGCACCTGTTTCTGGATCAGGTGTTTGTAATGTCTTTATAGCCCATTGTCTTGACACTAAGATATAACAACCATCTATAATATCTAAATCTCTTTCTGCCTGTCTTGCAACAATTTTAAGAGATTGCTGGTTGTTATTTACTCGTTTATCTAAAAGTGTTTGTAATACCTGTCTATTTTTTGGATCTGGTTTTGCCCATTTACGAGGATTATCATTACCACAAGCACTACATTGTAACTTCTCTTTTTTACCTCTATTGGATAATTCATTAATTGGAACATAGTCTTTTAATGGTTTTTGTTCATATTCTTTTAAACAAACAAGACATTTGTGTTCAAATCTTGGTAATACTTGCAAACCGTTTCTAAACATTTCTCTCTGTATAGTTTCAATAACTGCTCTTAAATCGCCTACATAATCTGCTAATTCATACATTCTATTTGGAGCCATACGCCACATTGGAATTTTACTTCCATCAGGTGTATCTAGAAATGGATATGGTGTACTAGATCTAGAATTTGAGTGTAAATACTCATCATTTATGGCTTTTCTCATGTCATAATGGTCTTGTGTAACACGATTATAGTCGTCTTTTTCTACCACACGGTAGTTTCTTGGATCTATATTATCCCTAATTCTGCCAAAAAAGCCCATATTGTACCAAAGTGTGTCAAACTATTTAAAGATTTTAAACATATTCTTCCTGACAATCTTCGTTACTACACACTAACAAATCTTTCCCTTCGTAGACATAATCAGTATGTATTAGGTCACCTTTTTTACAAACTTCACATTTCATTGTATATAATCTTTAGCATACCTTATATAACAGTTGCTTCTTTTTCTGATTCTTTTTCTGCTTTCTTTGCTTTTGCCTTATCTGCCTTACGTTTCTTTTCTAATTCCTCTGCAACTTCCTGATCAACTACACCTGCTTCACTTAGACCAAACATTACTTCAATTTGACCATGTTTAGGACTATCTACCATTTTACCCATTCTGTATGCACCTGACTTTTTGAAATATACCCTGTATGTAGACTTGTGTGCAAGAACTGTTCCCCCGATTGCTGTTACAGGGTCTCCATAGAAAACTCCGGGATTAATCATTACTTGATTAGTCCATATAATTGCTATATTATGAAAGTTAGCCATGTTGGAAGCCATAGTCAAAAACTCATCCATATACTTTTGTCTTTCAGATAGCATACCTCTGCCACTAAAGTCCTGTCTAAACAAACCTGTTGCACTATCAATTACAATTAATTTTATATCTTTATCTTCAACTAATAGTTTCTCAAGTTCTTGTAAAATTAAATATTGATCTGCTGAATTATATGCTTTTGCTCTTATTATATTTTCAAGTGTTTCAGTAGCATCTAATTCTAAAGACTCTGCAATAGTTTCTATTCTTGTTGGCTCAAATGTTCCCTCTGAATCTATCCAAACACATTTTCCATCAAGTCCGCCTTTGTCTTTTGGTAACTGAACTCTTACTGCCATAGTGTGACAGAATTGTGTTTTGCCACAACCAAACTCTCCATAGATTTCAGTTGTAGCACCACACTCTATTCCACCTGTAAATAATTTGTCCAATGCTTTTGTGCCAGTTGAAATTTTTTCCAAAACATCATCTTCTTTTTTAGCATCTAGACCTGATTGAAATACGGGTGAATCGTCATACTTATCTCTTGCTTTCTTAAATAATTCCATAGCAGAAGTATTATCTATACCTAACATTTCTGCAACTTTGGGTGGCGGAATAACAAATAATTGTTCTACTGTAGTAATACCATGCTTTTCAAATTTTTTTGCTGTACCTTCTCCTATTCCTTTTAACTTTGTAATGTCCACAATTCTTTAATATCACAAACCCTATTTAACTCTATGGCAACTGCTACTGTATATACAATTTCTGATGGAATAATAGTTGAACAATTTGATTGTGATTATAATTATGCCATTGGTGCATATCATGGAAAACGAAATATGAAAGGAACTTATTATATTGCAAGGAAAGGTGTTGCTATTCCTTTTCCTGAGAAGACTCGACCTCTGAAGAATGTGTTTCATCAGCCGGATCGAGAACAATCTTCCTAATCTCAGAAATTAATTCTTCTTTTGTTAATGACTCATTTTCAATAATATCCTTAATATCTTCTTGAGATTGTTTAATCACTTTAACTATAACCTGTTGTTTGTGTGTAAGTTCAGTAAACGCATTTGTTGTTACATATAATGCTCTAGCCAAGTCATGTGATTTCATCTGACCTATTGGCATATCTACAATTACTGCTGATGCACTTTTGATTGAGTTGTAAGGTATTTTTTTTAAATCTTTTAACTGTTTTTTAATATGCGGGTTGATTATTACCATGAAAATATTAAGATAGACTTTGTTATAAAGACTCCTATGATCATGATCATGATCATATTTTATCACAAAAAGAGAAAAGTATCTACATAAGACTTATATTAGACGAATCGCTTAAAAAATTAATTTAATGAGCTAAATATTTTAAATTTTTTAAAATATGACTATATGATCATACTTTATATGAGTATATGATCATAGTTTTTAGGCTCATAGTATATAAGTATAGTATGATCATGATCATAGTCGTGAGTTATAATCTTTAAATTATTGTAAATCCTTTGTTTTTTATGAAAAAATGGAAGCCGCAGAATTTCAGATTCATAAATCGGGAAGATTCTGACGAAAAGGGAGTATGTTATGAAGAATCTAGACAAACATGGGTAACATTACATCATCATATTAGTGAAGATGATTTGATTAATACCTCTGTTGAAGAAAGTCTTCATCAAGCACTATCAATGTGTGGATTGAGTACAATATCAAATTTTGAACAGGAAGAATGGTTTGTTGAACAGGTGTTTTGGGTTTTAAATGATTGGGTTATTAACGATTCATAAATAATGTATATATTGTTAAAATTATTGGAACTACACCGAAGATTATAGCAATTTTTTGCTTTTGTGACATTTTGGCTTTGGTCTTTATGTCCTTTATTGCATCTGAAACTGCCACATGACTATTGTATGAGGATTTCAAATCATTGACTTCTTTCTTTAATTCTTCTATTTCTTCTGAAGTTTCAGTATGAAGTTTATTCATAACTCTAAATATATTGTTAATTTGTTCAGTTATTGAACGGTGAAATTCGTCATTTGAAATCATGGTATCTTTATAAGTGTATCGGTGTATTTAAATTTAGCAATATCTGTCTAATAATGCCCTACACGATTCTGCTCGTCTATCATATATATCCCCTTTTGAAGTAGATTTTTGGGTATATAATTCAAACAGTTTTCTCCATTGATCTTCATGTGGATCTTTTAAAGCCATAAACATTAATATGTAGGCAGATATTTAAACTTATCATAATATGACTAAACGACTAACCTGCCCAAAATGTAATGCAGATAATCATTTTGGAAATTTAAAGTGCAAAGAATGTCAGGTTGAACTATGAATTACTGTCCTTCATGTGGTTCATCAACTGAAAAAGCAGAATCTTCTGAAAGAGAAGATGAGGGATACCCTGATGTATATTTCTTAGATATTGTTTTATTATGCACTAATTGTAATTTAGGCTGGAATTGTATAGGAACTAAAAAGAAATGATAACTAGAGGCTGTATAAGTTGTAAGAAATTATTTGAGTATGAGGGGGAAATGGGTGTAGGTAGAGGAACAATGAGTAGAAAGTATTGTGATCAATGTAAATTATTAAAACGTAGAAATGAACATAGAATATATTCTTTAAAATATAGTGAAAAAAATAGAGAAGAAATTAGAAGAAAAGCACGTTTAAAATATAGAATTAAAAATCCAGTAGTAGTACGAAGAAGATATGAATATTTAAATAACACTATAAATTAGTTTATATATGGGATTAAGGAATACCATATTAGAAGACGGTTTACAAATGCTATTGGATCAATGTCCTTACATAGTATTAGACTCACGTTCAATTAAATTAATTATAGAGTCAGGAGATTTTAATCAGGTAATTTCTGAATATAATGCATCACCCCAATTAGAAGACGTAGGCATAGATGTTACAACAAGTGAGGGTAAATTAGATAAGATCAAAAAAATTACAAAGAGAAAGCCAAGAAAGAAAAAACAGGCAGAAGATTGATAATTTAGTTTATATACTATAATTTTAAACCACAAATATGAGTTATGTAGAATTTACTGCTAAGAACTTATCCCGTATGCTAAGTATAATGAGTGACTACTTTGGGAGTAAAGAAATGAGTGAAGATGATGTAGAATTACGAAAGAAATTAGAAGTAATGCATAAAGCCGAAATAGAATGGCAAAAGGAACAAGAGCAAGAAGAAAATAATGAAGATTAAATAGTGGCGTGAGAGCCACAAGTTATCCTGCCGGTTTTGGCGGAATTGGCGTATTTGCACACACCACAAAAATTTATATATGATGAGAACTATATTAATATTATGTCTTCTGCGGACACAAGCCCGTGTATCAACTGTGATACACTAGTTCATTTATGCAAACAATGTCCTACCTGTGGTATCAACGATTGTTTTAGTTGATTCCATTTTTTTCTTTTTTAGATAGATTTATATTACTAAAGATATATTAATGTAATATGAAACCCATAATAATCATATTAGCATTAATACCTTTTGTATTAACTGCTTATGCCGAAGCACCAAGTCATGTTGATGTTTATGATTATCCCTTTAACATTACCTTGTTAGAGGGGGGTAATTTTACACTTTACAACACTAACGGAACATCAAACATTAACATGGTTAGTCATGGATGGTTTGATGCAGTAGCACCAGCAGGGGGATCAGTAACAGTTCAATTACCAGCAGATAAATTCTTTGCAGATACTTACTATGTTCAAGATGTAATGAATGATAGTATTAGTACAATTACAATAGAAAAACCTACCCCCGTTTATGTACCACCTACTCCTAGTTTTATTTCAATATCAAATGGAACAAGTGATACATTTGATCCAATAGTTCAACCAACTGCACCACCTGTTTATGCTGAAACTGTGGATGAGCCAACTGACATGACAACTTACAATGATCTTATGGTAATACCACCACCAATTCCGTACTGTGACAATGATCCAGAATGGTGTGCAGAGTTGGAAAGATTGGAACAGATTAATGCAACTTCAAATGAAACCACAGTTGTAATAGAATCAGATTCTAATATAGAGGTATTAAACCTAAGACTTCAGATACTCAAAGTCATTGAGAATATATTCAAGATAGTATTGCAATAATATATCATATAAAATATACCCACATATATATTTATATAATATATCCCTCTTGATGTATTTCAACCAAGAGGGGAAATGTGTTAAAGAGTTTATATCTCCAACACGCATGAACTCTCTGACTCTCTAAAGGTCATTGAGAATTTAAAACAGTATGTTATAAAGTTAATTTTGGCAAAGTCTTTTTGCAAAGTTTATATTGTGTGAATCTGTTACTACTGTATTATGGAATGTCCACAATGCGAAGATGGCGGAATGGTAGTTAATTCCGGTGGCTGTCACACTTGTATGAGTTGCTCTTGGAGTGCCTGTCCTTCAGGCTAATAGATAGATTTATATAAATACTATATTTTTATTTTTTTTAATTCTTACCCCTTTTTTGGGAAAGGTTTATAATACCAAAACATATCTCACTATCCAATGACGACAAAAGCATTAGCATTAGTTGCATTTCTAGCAATAGGTGTAACTTTTGCATACGCAGAAGAATCAACAGTTCAAGTGCCATTTGACTATCATGGTCAATCTTGTTGGCTAGAATCTGACACAATCTATCAATGTACTTGGGAAGGTGTAATCAACCCATTGACAGTTGAGGAACTTGAATTATTTCAAGATGTATTAACTGAGGAACAATATGAAGCAGAGTTAGAAAAACTCACAGCAGTTCCAGAAGTTGTTGAGTTTGTAGATAACAGAACTCCTGAAGAAAAATTAATTGAGAAACTTCAATTAAAATTATATCGGGGTGAAGCAGATGCAACAGAAGCAACACATCTTAGATTGTTAAAACAACTCTCTGAATGTCAACGTGGGCTTGGTAATAGTGCAGCTGTCCAAGACAGAACTTCATTTGTTATCTCTGAATTTACTTACGGTAAATACAACAACATAGAGATTAAAGGACAAATAGGAGATCTTTTGATGGCTATCCAAGAATGTCAAGCACAAAATACATTGGAGCATTATGTGTTATCAGAAGCTGATGGCAACTTTGCTAGAGCAGATGCTATGGGCATAGGCAACATTGACCATCTCGCAGTATGGGAAGGACAACAAGCAATCGACTTTGAATTATATACAAAAAATTCAGATAGATATGACTTAGATCCAATATGTAATTCTCATTTGTTTGCTGACACACACAAAGTCCAAATGGGTTGTGAAGATGTATATGAGTACGAGGGAAAGACCAATGTTAATCCTAAAGGCTACATAACATATTACTCAGATGCAAATACACAGTATCAAAAATACTTGCAAGAGAATTGGAGATATGCAACTGCTGAACACAAACAACTAGAGGAACAAATAGCACAACCTGTATTACAGGAAATGCTTGAAGAAAATAGTTGGTACAATAGGGAATAACCCCTTTTTTCTTTTTTGTTACATTTATATAACGTATTGACTTTGACATATCATGGATGAAAACTGTAAGAGTTGTAGAGAAGTGGCGGGGTTACTTGTTAATTCCAGTACCGTAATCTATGCTCGGGAAAATAATAGTAAAATATTATGTAGAAAGAACCACGTTGTTTTCGATGGCTCTGATTAAAAAATAGTCTTCGGCTGGTATGACGTATCTACGTTCTTTACCAACCTATTCCGGAATGGTATATACCTATGATATATAATGATACCTAATATATAAAGGTTATGTAAACTCTATATACTATGTTCATAGATATTCATTATGATTGAATCAATTCGAAATTTTATAGGCGGTCTTATAAAGTCCTTCAGCGGGAAAGACTACTTGAGGGAAATCTACCAATGTGAAAAATGCGGAAGACCTTCGTTTACAAATGTGTGTCAGTTCTGTGAAACTACTGAGGCATACAGAAAATACTATGATAAGAAAAAGGATTAATACCTACCTTGTTTTTCGGCAGAATAGTGTCTTTTGCCATGAGTCCTGAATCTAGAATGAGAACGTGTTATATGATTACAATCAGGACATCTGAGTGGCTTACCCTCTATCCAAATACTGCATTTATGACACCAATTATGTGTTTCATATTGCGATTGATCTCTTTTTTCGCCCTTGACTCCAGCCATGCCTAACCAATAATACACCATGTTATAACTCTTTCGAGCCTGATTGAAACAGTTATATTACACTAGTAGTTTTATTATAATATGCCAATGGATGTTATGGATAAACAACAGATGATGGAAAAATTATATGATGATTATTTTGAAAATAAAGAATGGTGGGTGTTTTTAACACCACATAATGCAAATAGTTTTATGGTAGATTTAGAGGATAAATATTTTTCAGGTTCTAATGGTAAATATTTTCATGCAATAATATATCACCCATACGGAGCAATATATATGGCTAAAAAATCACATATAACTAGAAAACAAATAAACCAAGTATTTCATAATACTTCTAAAAGTCCTGATGTACCTAATGCAAATACAGGGGATTGTTTTCTTATGACTATGGAAGACTCTGATAAAGAACGTGATGAAATGTTTTATGCAGATGTTATGTATGGATTACAGGATGTTTTACAAATAAGAAATGGAAAATAAACATTTATATATGGGGGTAAATTAAATTAAGCAAGGGGTTGGTAGCACCTGTGCGATGCCAAGAGTATCTCAAAGTCTACCAAAATAAATTAAAGTCTTAAATTACCAATAACTTCCTTTATCAGAACAATCTAAATGGCTACCACAATTCGGACAGATCATGTGACAGGCGGTAAACTTGTTCATGGTAGTTTCGCACCGTGGACATACTATTTCCTTACAATCGTCACAGGTGTGGTATATCTTAGTCATGTTTCAAGTCTTCGACCACCCTGCATTTTAGGCATAATGTTGCACCCTCAATTAGTTCAGTTTTGCAGTTTGATTCATAACACTTGTGGCAAAGCCCGATAAATGTTGTCATTACTTATTGCTATGATACTGTACTATTAAAAGTATTAGTGTGAGAAACTGACACCTAGAACAATCGTCATATTCATATACTGTTTTACAATGAGAAAAGATCTTCTCTGTTAATATACTAGGATCGAACTCCCTTTTAAATGGATTTTCGAACATTTTTTTGCTACGTTAATTTATTACTTAAACATTACCCCCAATAGATTTATATATAAGTTTACTAGAAAATTATAATTTTTCATATATATACATTGATTTATAAATCTATTTTCCTTATTCCTAATCGGATATATGTGGATCTGAATGGCACTTCAATATAAGTGTTGCTCGTGGAAATTTGCTCGATCGTGCCTAATTTTGGTGCGATCAAATATTTTGAGCGTGATATATCGTAAATTTCATGCGATCAGGCTATGCTAGGCACGAAATATTGTGATCGCTATGTCGATCATTGTCATATAGGCACGATCGCATGTCATATAATTTTGGGCATTTTACCGTTTTGTGCCTGATCGTATGGATATTTTTTTGGTGATCATAGGGCATTGGGCGTGATCCCATATTGAGGGCTTTAAATAGTATATATGCTATTTGAATATTTTTTTGCTGTTTTTGTTAAAGTCTACATTTTCAGGCACGAAATATGCAGATCGTAGCATTATGAAAATTTTTTCTTAGAACTAGTGATATATTTTAACACTAGATTTAGAACTAGTGATATATATTGGCACTAGATATAATTTTTTTTGGGATTGTTTTTGCAAAAAATTTAGGGTTTAAATTACCCTTTAACATAACATTCCTATCAAATAGATTTTTTTAGAAATACAAAACATATTTATAATCATTTTTTGGCTGATCCTAGATCGCATGGATTAGGCGTAACAGATTTTAGATTTACAAACCTTTATTAAGGGTGTATTTGCCCGATCCTAGAGGTAAATTTTGTTAAACCATTTTGTCAATATTTTTGATATATTTTAGATCATGAGCTTTAATTTTATTATAAATCAACGGTTTATATTATGTATCATATTTCTATAATAGTTTATTCTAAATTTTTATGTTTTTCTTAGTGGTATTTTATCAATTATTTTTACCCCAAAAATCAATTATAATCAATATATTGTATTATGATATATTTTACAAATAGAGATTATGCAAAAATACACAAAAGCAGAAATTGCATTAATTGATCGTTTTACCTTTGATCAATATATGGATTTTTGCGAATATTTAGTAAAACAAATTGAGTCTAAAATTTAGACTTTATTTTTTCTTTTTTTCTTATCTTATTTTTTGCAAAAATTCCCAAAAAATAATTATAAATCTGTAGGCGTGAAAATTTAGTCTCACTAAATGATTTATAATAAAATTAAGTAATACTACTTTTATTGAATTAAGCATGGTATTCATGGTTAAATTATGCTCTAAAAGCGATCAAATCCTTAAAAAAAATACAAAAGAATTATATATCAACAAAACAAGGGGTTAAAACTTCTAGGCACAAAATTTAAAAAATAATTATAATAAAATCAAAAAAATCGATAATCTGATCCATGCTTTGAAGATTTATAAATGGCTTTAACTTAACATTCCTAACAAAATTATATTATGAAATAGATCGCTTTTTTCTTTTGTGAACTTTAGAATTTTTAATTATATGAAAATAATATAATTTTAAAATTATCCCCGAATTGGATCAAAAATTCACGCCTGATATATTTTATTTAGGCACAAAATGGATCTAAGAAATATATATTAACTAGATATATAATTAATTTGATATGAGTCAATCACAAAACATACAAAAATTCAGTATGAAAAATGTTAGTGATTATTTAGTTTCTAAAGGTTACACACCAGAAACCAAAAAATCACAATACAGCGTTTTAGCTGAATTATATGATATGGTTGTTATTCGTGGAATTGAAGAAAATTTCAATACTATGATACAACGATTGAATATAGGAAAATCTTTGAAAAATTGTCAAACTAGACAAAGTATTATCAAAAATTTTCTTATCTATCAAAGTGGATTATCCACAAACCCCGCCCAAATTTCCCAAAATGGCAGTAAATCTTTTGAGGATACAAAAAAAGAATTTTTAGAGAATTTGCTAAAATTCGTTAGACAACTACACAAAGAGCAAAAAATGAATAACTGTAACAAGTTAGTTAGTTTTTACACTCGTGAAGGTAAACAATTAGCAGATTACTTTGGATACATTCCAGAAAAAACCCTTTTAGAAACGATTCCGGCAAGATTCAACAAAAAAGAATCTGATTCTAAATTCGTTTCAGAATTGGTAAAACAATTTTTCCCAAATCCAGAAAGCAAAAAAACATGGTTAGATCTACCACAAAAAGGAGAATTTTTGAACTTTGTTAAAAAGTCAAATCCAAACATGGTTTTAATGTCTAAAGCTGACATTTTAACACAATTCCCAGATATTGATCCAATTTGCTTAAATCCAGAATTGGCAATTCCAAAAAAGGATCCAAAATACACATGGCTAGAAGGTGAAAGAGATATGATCACTGCTTCAATGCTTTTGAATGAATCTCTATTCATTACAGGCGTGGCAGGAATTGGCAAAAGTTCTATGTTAGCCCAATGGTGTTATGAAGAATCATGCCCCTATGTGAGAACTAGTTGTAATTATTCAGCAGATCCGCAAGACAACTACTTTAAGCAAAGCTTCAACGGTCAAAAAGTCCAATACAAAATGATCAACATGGGATTAAGTTTCATGTTTGCAAATATGATCGGAATTGTTTTGAATAGTCAAGAAGAAATTAATTCTTCTAATGAAGCAACAATGATTTCCATGCATAGTGCCACGGATTCAATAAAATCTCTAGATACTGAAATTGGCAATTTATCCCTTAATGAAGGTTGTAAAATGCTAATCGCAGGATCTGGAAATATTGGTTATGGTCAAGGGGATTTAACACCTGCTTTGCAAAGTCGATTAATGCCTTTTGACAAAAAAGAACCAAGCGATCGATTTATTTTAGAAAATATTTGGACTTAAAAAATCCATATATTTTTTAAAATATTTTTTTATTTTTTATTTTTTTCAAGTTTTAATTTTTCATATAATTTTTTTCATATAATTTTTAAAAAATTCCCAAATTTGGGAGATAAAAAAGATTTATAAGTAGTAAAGATCCTCTATAAAGTTTGGTCAAAAATTCCGATCAAGGAAAATTGAAAAAAAAATTGCGTTTTTTTTCTAAGTCCACGGATAAAAAAGATTTATAAACAAAGCATTGGTAATTCTAGCATGGTAGAAATTCAAAATAACAAATCAGCATTAGGATCTTTTGATCGCTATGTGTTAAATGAAGTATCAGCTGATTATGTTAGAAGATATGTTAATCCTGAAAATCGTTATGAAATTAACCAAAAAAGAATAAATGATTTTGATCAGGTTTTAGAGGAATTAAAAGGAGATCCTAAATTTTTAAGATCCAATGTTGGTGATCTTCATATTCCTCATGTTGTAGATTTTAAAGCAAATAAAACAAATTTGAAAGTTTTTAGAAAAACTTTGATTCAACAAAGCGGTTTAGTTATTTTATTAATTGACGTTAGCGGATCAATGAACGGTTTTAAAATTGATACTGTTAGAAATTTAGTTGCTGATTTAATGACTAGTGCTGAAAATATCCCAAAAATAGAATTAAGGGTTTTCTGCTATGCGGGTGATTGTTATTATGATTATGATAACTTAAAAGACAATGGAGATCCTACAACGGAAGATCTTTTATTAATTCATGAGATCGAAAAAGTCGAGGATTGTGATTTAATTACTCCTTTAGGAACTACACCTACTGACAAAGCTATTCACTATTTGATTAACAAATTTGAAGAATCCCATAAAAATAAAACTTTGTTGGTTTTAACTGATGGATCTCCTTCTAGTTATACAGTATCTTACCAAAGAGCATTATTAGAAGTTAAGAAAGTTTTGATAAAAGCAGAATCTGCAAAGTTTAATATTTTTGGTTGTGGTTTTTGTGTAAGTGATTATTTAGACAAAGCTATGGAAAATTCATTTAGAGGAAATTATATCAACTTGTGGACTAGTCAAGATATTGAAAAATATTTATTTTCAGCATTAGAGGACTTTGTAAGGAGTATTAAAAATTGACAGAAAACATACCACAAGGATTCACAAAAGAAAGTTTAGAAGAACTTAAACAAACTGATCCTGAATTTTATAATATACTTATGCAAGATTTTAAAACAGAAAATTCAGGATCTGGAAAATCTGATATTAAAGGCGATCTTGATATTGCAGAAAATATATCAGAAAATATATCAGAATCAGAATCAGAATCAGAATCAGAATTATATGAATCTGAAATATATGAAGTATCTGAATCAGAATCAGAATCAGAATCAGAATCAGAATCAGAATCAGAATCAGAATCAGAATCAGAATCAGAATCAGAATC